GGTGTAGTTAATTGTCCACATAGTAAAAGGGTGTAAAGGGTGAAAAGGGATATAGTCTGTAGTACAGACATAGGATAGGTGTAGTATGTAACCCTCAAATGATGCGCATACAGCCTGGTGTGCGTAGATGCGTCGTGTAGAACTGATGATAGTGTAATAAAAGGAGTATCCCCGTAGGGATACCCCCGACACAAGTGTGCCTTGTCGCTTTATTCGGCGACGATGGTGTGCCATTGACCTGTCACCGCACCCGTTTCGGGGTTGATGACTTCCTGTGGCACAAGAACGGGGAGACCGTCCTCGCCAATCACAGGGTTGTCGTTGGCATCACGCTTGAACCTGAACAGTGGTTCAACACGTACACCTTCCAAGCGGATAGCAGACTTGGTATCGTCTGCCCATTCCAGCATGTTAGCGTATGTGCCATCCTCCTTTGCTTCAGCCCATAGGGACTTAGGCTTAGAACCGAGATACTGAAGTACCTCAATGTCCTTGAGACGGACGTTAAACATCTGTTGGCTCTTGGCATCCTTCACCTTGCAGTAAAGCTTGCCCGTGGTCGACACGCGGGTCGGAATAAGAATCATCTTGTACATGATACTGTATTTGAGGGTTAACTGCACAACGGACTATCCGCTGCACGACGCTGGGGGGTAGTTGATTAGGGAAACGAACCGGGGAGGTTGAACTAGGGTGGTACTCGAACGCATATTGCCGTAACTTTGAGCATGTTAGAGTTCTATCCTAGAAACATACAGCTGCTCGAGCCGTATATCTTTACATTCTACGAGCAGGGTGGGGGTGACTTAGTAGTCATTACAACGACCGGGGGTGTTTATATCACTAGTGACCTAGTGGGGGAGGACATGGATGGGCTAGCATTTGACTTACTGGAAAAGCACACTAATTAATTTATTATGGAAGGCAAGTACTATACAGATCCTAAGACACGTAAGGCTATTGATTCCTTACTACAGATGAATGCAGCTATTCAGGCTAACATTGGTACTAATAGCAAGTTGGATATTAAGAATCCGGCAGCCGCTGAGCAGTTATGGCATCAGTGGTTAGTTGAGATTAAAGTATTGGACCCTGGCTTCTATAACGACATCTCGACCACAGAAGAAAAGGAGATGGTGACCAAGAAAATCTATAGTAAGCAACGATTTCGTGAGCAGCAAGCTGAGTCTGTATAATATTCTTATATTTCGGGTAAATATTTTGTTATGGAAATTGTCAAGCCCGGGATAGAGTATCGGCTACACAACTTCAAGTCAGAAACTGAGTATCAAACAGTACGCTTCACTGAGAAGACACCTGTTGGTTTCAACCCAGGAACGACCAATGAGGAAGTGGTGTCAATGTTTATCGATCGTCTGTATGCATTACAGGCAAAAAACTTCTCTGTAGAAAACCAATGTTGTATCATCTTACTTAAGCAGGTGAGGGTGCTGTTAAAGAAGCGCTTGAACCGTAAGATTGATCGAGTAAATAAATACCAGGAGAATGCAACTGGAGATTCAAACAAGTAAGAAAAGTTTTATACGTCATTACTTAGAACTTTTAAATGGTATCTTGAAGCTGACTCCACGTGAGTTGGACTCATTGTTATTGTTCCTAGAATTTGATGCGGAAGTAGCATGTAGTATGCAAGCACGAAAACATGTGGCAGAAGCCATGAGTTTTAAGAGTGTCAGCGTACTCAACAACTATGTAAAGAGTTTGAAAGACAAGCAGGTCATCTACAAGGACGACCACGGAGTGTACAGGTACAATGACATTGTAAAACCCAATGGAAACCTTGACACACTTACCTTCAAATTCGTCGTCTCCCAACCCTCTATTCCGCCTGGAGTATGAGATGGATTCGCTTGACGTATTGTTTGCGTTTGAGTTCTCTATGGCTGCAGAGCTTGAGGACCAAAGTGTGTCTTATAATACTGAAGTTTTTATTGGCTCTGACACCTACTCACTAACCTACCTGATATATGCCACGCCCGAGTAAACTGATGGATGAGATTATTCTTGAAATAATTCAAGAGGACGGAGGTACGTATGAGGAAGTGTCAGAGGTAGTAATGAGTCAGTTCTCGTTTTTGCGTAAGCACATGGAACACGGAGCGTTCAGCACTGTGCGTCTTCCATACCTCGGTAAGTTTTACGTTAAACCAGGACGACTATCAAGATTAAACCATGCGGTTATTCAGGGAAGAAAGCTTTAAGGTTGTAGTGGATACGGAACTTAGGCTAATACCTGAGTTTAAAGCGTTGCTCAGTAGAGATCGCACCACAGATAAGAAGCAAGCTGTAAAAGAGTTTAGCTTCATTTACTTCTTCCACGACCATAAGTCGCCATATTTTATCTACCCGGAAGACGAGCGGCGCTTACGAGTATCTAATGATACCGGTTTGGGTAAAGACTACAAGCCCGATGAAAAAGTTACTGCTGCTATTGCGAAGTACTTGGAGCTGTCTAAGACTCCGACTATCCAGTCTCTTACATCTATACGTGAGGGTTTGCTTACTAGTAGTAGGCTCATTGACACTCTGCGTGAGCGTATTGAGTCTGCTCTTGCTGACCCTGATTTGGAAGACATTGAGCCTGTTGTTAGGTCCGTTACCAGAATGCTTGAGATTTCTGAGAAGCTCCCAAAGGCGATTGAAAACATCACGTCTTTGGAAGAGAAGGTGAAGAAAGAAGAGTCTAACGATACTAGAATTAAAGGTGGGGGTAAAAAAGGAATGTTTGAAGACTAATGTTAGTAAACACACGAGAGTTTAGCCGAAGCGGTAGGCATTTTTTAGAGCACGGTTTCTACTGCGGTGATCCTTCGGGTAGTGCAGCATACTTTGAGTATTGGGCAGAAGAGTTACGTCGTTGTAAGAACGGGCACACGGTAGGTGATACTACCATTACCGGACACCACTACTTCTACTTGAACTACGTACAGATAAAGCTGACTGACAAGGGAAACAAAAAAATTGTGAGCTTCCCTAATTTCTGGGATGGCGATTACGAATACTTCTGGTTGCAAGACATAGCCCGTAACGGAATCAAACCAGAGGATTACAAAAAACTGAACCTGTCGACTTTCGTAGACCAGGCCCATATGGATGGGAGCCGTCATATGATTGTAGGTAAGGCACGTCGTAAGGGATTCTCTTATAAGAATGCTGCACTTGTGACCAACACGTTCAACACAGAACGTAATAGCTATACCCTTCTTTGCGCGTTTGACAAGAAGTATCTATACCCTAAAGGTATCATGGCAATGGTTACCGACAACATGAACTTCATTAACGAGCACACCGGTTGGGCAAAACGTCGGCAGGTAGTAGACAAGCAAAACCACCGTCGTGCTAGTTACATGGAATACATGTCTGGGCAGCAGGTAGAGAAAGGCTACAAGTCTGAGGTTGAGGCGATTACGTTTAAAGACAACCCGGATGCAGCTCGTGGTAAAGATGCAAGCATTGTCATCTTTGAGGAGTGCGGGGCCTTTGACAATCTCAAAGCATCTTACTTAGCTACTAAGCCTACCGTAGAGGACGGGGGCATTACTACGGGACAGATGATTCTGTTTGGTACGGGTGGTGATATGGCTGGAGGCACGATTGACTTCGAGTCTATGTTCTATAACCCAGAGGCGTACAACCTTTTACCCATTTCTAACATCTGGGACGAAGGGGCAGACCATACCAACTGCGGTTACTTCTTCCCTTCGTTTATCAATAAGATTGGGCACATGGATGCTAGCGGCAATAGCGATGTTGCTGGAGCTAAACAGTCTGAGGAGGCAAAGCGGGAGCAGATCAAACGAGACGCTAAAGATGCAGGTGTACTAGATAAGCATATTACCGAGTATCCATTTACACCAAAGGAGGCTTTCTTACAGCACTCTAGCAATATCTTTCCTACCGCTACTTTAATGGACTGGCGCAACGAGCTTATGCGTAGCGGTATGTTCAAGTCTTTAGCTGTAGCAGGACATTTAGTGCAAACTAAAGATGGCGTTAAGCTTAAACCAGACGATCGCTTACGACCTGTACTGAAATTTCCTACACAACGCGGCGACGATACAACAGGGTGCGTTGTTATGTACCAGTCGCCTTACCAAGAAAATGGAGAGGTACCTCAGGACTTATACATTATTGCGCATGACCCGTATGCGCAAGACGGTAGAGGACAATCTTTAGGTGCTGCTTATGTGCTAAAGCGTGTTAATCCGTTTAGCCAACCCGACGATATGATCGTTGCTAGTTATATAGGAAGACCTGATACGCAGGATGAATACAACAATACCCTATTTTTGCTGTCAAAGTATTACAACGCTCGTATAGGATTTGAGAATGACCGAGGAGAAATTATTCCTTTCGCCAAACGTCATAAGTTAATGCAGCAGCTTTTACCAGAGGTAGAAATCTTTGATAAAACAGATAACGTTCGTATACGCAAGCTAGGCCGTAGTTACGGCATGAGCATGGGTAGTAAGGAACGTAAAGGGCAGGCAGAAATATACTTAAGGGACTGGCTGAAAACTCCTAGAGGGCGAAGCGAGTCAGGAGAAATCAAGCTGAATCTACATCAAATATACGATATTGCACTAATAGATGAGCTTGTAAAATATAATCGCCGGGGCAACTTTGACCGGGTGTCAGCACTAATGGTAGGCATGTTCCACTTAAAGGATTTGCATTCTAGAGAAGTCAAGGTAATAGAGCAGACATCTAATAACACATTCTTCGACCGAGCCTTCTTCTCATAAAATATTATCTGATGACCCAGATCCCTAAACAAAAAATTGCCAGATCACGCAAGTCTAAAGACTGGGCTAGAGAGTGCATCCGCGCTTTTATTAACCGCAGCAGCTTTAGTACTAGCACAAAGCATACGGTACAAACGTACTATGAAGCGTATAACGGTAATCTCAGAGAGGCGGACTACAATTATGTAACTAACCCTTACAACAGTGAAGCATGGTCTAAGAAGAACTTTCCCGCGCGTCTACGTAATTACAACATCTTAAAGCCGGTAGTCGATTTGCTTTTAGGGGAAAAGGCAAAGCGGCCTTTAGCTTATCAAGTAGTAGTGCGTAATGCAGATATTTCTAGTAGGTACGACAAGTTTCGCAAGAAGCAAATTGAAGAGTACATGCAGCAGCTTATTATTAATGAAGCTAATGCGCAGGGGATTGAAACGGGTATGCCTAGTGAAGAGTTGCCTGTTCCTCAAGAACACATGGAGCAAGTCCTCGAAAGCTACCGGGACAGTCGGGCTATTATCGGGCAGGAGGTTTTAAACTACTTGTTTGATTGGCTAACAATGGAGGACTTAATGCAAAAGCTCTTCTTTGACTGGTTGGTGGCTGGCGAGTGCTATACTTACAAGGATGTCTGCATGAACGATGTAGAGTACTCTGTTGTTTCCCCATTAGACATTGACTTTGAGAAAGGCCCGGACGTAGATTACATTGAAGACTCTGACTGGGTTGTACGCCGTCAAATTATGAGTGTTAACCAAGTGGTTGACCGATTTTACGATGTGCTTACGCCTAAGCAGATTGACCAAATAGAGCAACCTCACGGTAAGTACCGTAGTAATGAGGGCGGTGCTCGTTCTATGTTTACCAGTAAACCAGAAGAAGACGAGTCAGATCGTATGGTTGAGGTGCTGCATGTATGTTGGAAGTCTTTTTCTAGAGTAGGGATTTTAAACTACATCGACGAACTAGGACAACCACAGGAAATGGTAGTGGACGAGTCATATAAGAAAGAGGACGCAGACGATATTACTTATTACTGGGTTAACGAGGTTTGGGAAGGCTACCAAATTGATAAAGACATTTATGTTTCTGTACAACCTCATGTCGTGCAGAGAAATGAAATGAATAACATTTCAGTCTGTAAAATGCCTTACAACGGGCGCATTTACAGCAACCGGCACAGTGATAACATAAGCATTATCAGCATGGGCCTTCCTTATCAAGTGCTTTACAATGTTTTCCATTATCGCTTAGAATTGTCTATTGCAAAAAACAAAGACAAGATTATGCTTATGGAAATGAATACTATTCCAAAGCGCCATGGCTGGGACGAAGAAAAGTTTATGTATTACGCAGATGCTATGGGGTATGCTTTTATTGACTCTACTGCAGAAGGCAAGAACAACGAGCGTGTAACATTTAACCAATACCAGGTATTGGACATGTCTTTGGGCCAGTATATCGCTGCACAATTTCAGCTCTTGCAAGCTATTAAGTCGGAGTGGGAAGAAATGATTGGCATTTCTCGGCAGCGCAAAGGTCAAATTAAAACTTCTGACGGTGTTGGTACGACAGAGCGCGCGGTATTCCAGTCGTCAGTAATTTCAGAAGAGCTGTTTCGACGCTTTGAAGCCTTTATTGAAAAGGAGTACCAAGGCTTGCTTGATACTTCTAAAATTGCGTGGAGAGAAGGCAAGAAGATGACGTATGTTACAAGTGATCTGCGTACGGCTATGATAAACATAGACCCTCAAGAGTTCCAGGAGTCTGAGTACGGAGTGTTTGTCAAGAACACAAGCCGCGAACAGGACAAGTTGAACCAAATGCGGAACATGGCATTGTCATTTGCTCAAAATGGAAGCGAACCTTCTACTATTGCGGAAATTCTTGATAGCAACAACTTTTCTAAGATTAAAGGTTACTTGCAAGAGGTTGAAGAGAAGCAAAAAGCGCTTCAAGAGCAGCAGAATCAAATGCAGCAGCAGGTAGCTCAGCAACAATCTGCCGCACAAAAAGCTCTGCAGGACGAGAAGCAGGCTTTCGAAGCACAGCAGAATGAGCTAGATCGCACCAACAAAATGGATCTTAAAAAGTTAGAAGTAGCTTCTAAGCTTACTTCAGATGCGGATGGTAATGGGCGGAGAGACGATATTGACCGTGCAAGACTGGATGTGGAGCGTCAAAAGGTAGAGGCCCAGAAGCAAAAAGGTTGATATTAATAAAATAAACGGAAACTATACAAAATCCGTCAGATAAAACGGTATAACTTATATTTTTACAGCAATGAATAAGGATGAATCACTGGACTTAAGTCAAGTTAGCGTAGCCAACTTGCTTAACAACAATGCTCCAAGCGATATCCCTGCTCCTGAAGAACCGGTAGCAGAAGAAAGCGCAGAAGAACAAGTAGAAGAAGTAGTAGAAGAGTCTGAGCCAGTAGTGGCAGAGGCTCAAGAAGCTGAAACGCCAGAAGCGGAAGTTGAAGAGCCTGTTGCAGAGGCAGTAGACGAAACACCTGAAGCCTCTGAGCCAGGGGTAATCGATACTCTTCGGCAAAAGTTAGGCTATGAAGTTGAGGGCGCATTTGAGGATGACTACGACGGTGTAGTCAGCTTTACGCAGTCTGTTGCAGGAGAAATTGCTAAAGAGCAACTGGATACGGTTTTCAGCCAATTTCCAGATGTAGAGCAATACTTACAGTTTCGCTACAACGGTGGCGACCCAAAAAAGTACTTCGCAGCGACAAGCCCAGAAGTAGACTTTAGTTCTATTGAGCTATCAGAAGATAATATCTCTATGCAACGAATGGTTGTAGAAGAGCATATGGTAAAGCAAGGTTATACTCAAGATGAGATTGTAGAAACCGTGCAAGAGTATATTGATGCAGGCATTTTGCAGCGTCAAGCAAATAGGAGCCTAGGAAAATTAAAAGTCTTGCAAGATCAAGAGTCTGTGCAAGTAGTCGAAAGGCAAAAAGCAGAAGCAGCTCAACGTCAAGAGCAGTTGACTCAGCAGTGGACAAGCATTAAGTCTACTATTGATAATGGCAAATTGAAGACATTTGAAATCCCGAGTTCGGATAAAAAGAAGTTTTACTCTTGGATGAGTGATGCAATCGACAACCAAGGCCGTACACAACGTCTGGTTGATAGAGAAGCGATGGATTTAGAAACGCAATTAGCGATTGAATATCTAGCTTGGAAAAAGCTTGACTTAAGCCGTCTAGTAACGGCTACACAGAATACGAAGAAAGCTCAGAATTTAAAGCAAAAATTACAGCAAACGCAGACTGCTAGTCGGCGTATGAAGGGCGGGGCTAACTCTGCTCAAAAGGCACCAAAGAAATTACCTTCATTGAAAGATCTTTTGTAACCCTTAATAATTAGTTTAAATCATGTCTGCTGACAACATTAAAAAGCTTCGTTTATACGAAGACACGTTCAACAGTTCCTCGATGACTGATGAGAATAGCCTTGCTGCTGCTCTCCTCACTCAACCCGACGTGCTGTCCCCTGTAATTACTCATCTCTCCGGCCAGGAAGACAAGCGATTCCCGCTTTCTTACTTGACTGAGGGCATGGGTGCAACTAAGTACATCAACGATATTGAGTACGATTACCCAGTGATGGGCCGTATGAACAAAGCGTTGGAATGCTTGGATCAAACTGGTACTGGTGCTAACCACACGCGTATTAAGTTAGTGTTTAACGAGCGATGGTTCGTTCGCCAATACATCCTTGAAGCTCCAGATGGAACTCAAGTACGTGTAATGGACGATCCTACTCCTGTAGCTAATGGCTATGAGTATAGCGTTCAACTCGTTGCATCTGATGGTGCTGGTGTAGACGCAGCTGCTTTTGAAAACAAGATGTTTGTTCAATTGTACGCTCCGGCTGCAATGAGCGGATCTCGTGGAAACGAAAGCCACTGGGTTGCTCCATCTAAAATGCGTAATCAAATCAGCTTGATTCGTAAGTCTTACGCATACGAAGGCAACATGCCTGACCGTGTAGTGAACTTCGAATTCAATGTTGGTGGACGCTCTACTAACCTTTGGTATGACTTTGAGGAGTACCAGCACATGTTGCGTTGGAAGGAAGAGACTGAATATGCATTGTGGTATAGCCAGTACAACCGTGACGCTAACGGACTCATCCACATGAAGGATGATAACGGTAAGCCGATCTCTCTTGGTTCTGGTGTATTCGAGCAGATTCCTAACGTGGATACCTACTCTGAGTTGACTACTGCTAAGATTAAGTCTGTTGTACGGGATGCTTTGTATGGAGCAACTGATGCACAGCAGATGAACATCGTATTGTTCACTGGTATTGGTGGAATGGAAGAGTTTGATAATGCTATGAAGTCTGAGATTACTGCAGGCTCTTACATTAAGAACACTGACCCAGCTAGCTTTATCAGCGGTTCTGGTAGCAACTTGCAGTTGGGTGGATACTTCACTTCATACCAGCACATCGATGGGCATACAATCACTGTTCGCCACTTGCCTCTGTTTGACCACGGAGCACGTGCTATGAATAGCGATCGTCACCCAGTGACTGGTCTTCCTTTGGAATCTTACCGCATGTGTTTCCTCGATATGAGCACATATGATGGTGAGGCTAATGTTCAGTACATTTCTCGTAAGGGACGTGAGTTGATGCGTTGGGCTGTTGCAGGTGCTTCTGTACCTCCAGGGTTCGGCGGAAACGCTCTCCGTGCTACTGACGTTGACGGTTCTTCTGTACACTTCATGAAGGAGTGTGGCATTGCGATCCGTCGTGCTACGAATTGCTTGCTCTTGGACTGCACCAAGTCGTAAGTGGTATTTTGGTTAGGATTGGGGGAGGTGTGTTGCCTCCCCCTTTTCTTTTTTAATTAGAAACTCAATAGATAAAATAGATATGTCTTCACACCTCATCACAATTAACCGTCGAGCTAACTCGACAAATCTGCCCAATGAAATTTATACCGAGTCCAAGCGTAAGATTGGCTCAGTATTTACCAGCGGCGGAGATATTATTAGAGGATTGACTTTTGCTGAGCAGAAGCAATACCTCCCTGAAATTTTAGGCCTTAGTCCGGCAGATCCAGAATTTAGCCGTAAGTGCCGAGAGTACTACCTGAATCTTACGGTAGATATTCCTATGGCGGGACTAGACCTTGAAGTAGGACTTGACGAAGAGGGCCACCCTCTTAATGTTCTAGACTTTATTAAATACAAGTTTGCTCTTGCTCACCCTTTTGTCGTGTCTGACGAAGAACAGGTAAACGGCAGCAAGCGTATTCAGTATTTTATTAGCGATGGTCGCAAGGAGTTAGAAGAAGCCAGCGCAAACTTAGTTATCCGCAAAGACGCGTATAAGGAGTTTATCAAGCTTACTGATAACGAAGACCGAATGAATATGGTTCTTCATGTGTACTCTTACAATCCTGGTAAAATGACCAAGGATGAGAAAGAATTTCAATTAGAAGAACTTCAAGAAGATAATCCTCTTTATTTTCTCGATATTTGCAAAGACAAGAATTTGGCACTTACAGCCCTCATCAACGAGGCTCTTAGTGCAGAGGCCCTTCGTAAAGTAGGCAACAGTATTCTAGACGGTGATGTCACCTTAGGAGATTCTATGGAAGCTGCTGTTATCTTCCTGAAGGATAAGAAAAATTCAAACGTTTTGACGGCAATTAAAGCCAAGCTAAAGGCTTTCGCATGACATGACTGTTCAAGAGATGCACTATGCTGTGGACCAGGGGTTACAAAAAGTAGCCTCTTCGGTTTATGATTACTTCTTACCTGAAGAGGTTGACTTCTGGTTAAACCGGGCGCAGGAAAGATATATTAAGCAGCGTCTCTACAAACAGACTGATCCGAAGAAAGTAGGCTTTGAAGGCAACGTAAAGCGTATGGACGACTTACGTATGCTTATTACAGTAGACTATGAAGATGGGGTAGTACCAAGTGCTGGTACTCCTGAGAACCCCATAGACTTTGTAAACTTTGACTTGCCAATCGACTATATGTTCCTCGTCAATGCTCGCGTGCAATTTCACGTGAACCATTGCGGGGAACAAGTCGATAATGTAGATCCTTTGGTTACCAGAGATTTACGTATTGTAGAGCAGGATAAAGTTTATCAGCAGCTTCAGAATCCTTTTGGTAAAACAAAAGCAGAAGCACCTCTAGCAGTTGTCTTCGATGATAACGTTAGAGTCTTTCAAGAGAGAGAAAAGTTTATATTAAAAACACTGCGACTAGATTACTTGCGGGTACCTGTTGACATTACCCTCTCAACTAGCGTAGATTGCGAGCTAGCAGAGCACACGCACCACGAGATTGTAGATCTCACGGTGAAAAGCATCATCGAGGCCATAGAGTCGCCACGATACCAGACTACTTCTATCGAACAACAACAATCCGAGTAATGAATAATCTTATCTCTACGCTTGTAGTAGAAGCCCTTGATTCGGGTACTGCTCAAGGCGCTATCCATGCTACTTCAGTAGCGAACTCTGCTTCCACAGGAAAGCTTGCTATTCAAGTTGACGGTGCTTTTGCAGCTGGTGATGCTTCTGCAGCCGCTGCTAATGCTTTAATCAAGCTCAGTGCTGCTACTGTAATGTCTAACGGTACTACTTCAGTAGTTTCTTCTTCTGAGTTTAAGAAAGGGGACATTCTTTCTTCTAACTATTCTGCTGCTGTTGCTCCGGCTGATGCTACTTCTAGCATTGACTTTAGCGCAGTATCTGCTGCAAATAAGTTGGGAGGACAGATTTTTGTACGGTTCGAGCGTAAGGATGGTAAAGGAATTAATGACTCTGAAACCTTTTCTGGCGAAACTGTAGCTCAAGTGGTTGCAGCTTTTGTAGCTCGAAAGGGTAACCGAACTACCGAGTTCGACAACTTGACTCTTTCCGATGCAGGATCAAATGTCTTAAACATTGTTGTTGACGCACGAGATGCAGAGAGCGCTTTGCACATTAGTGCAAATGATGGTGCTGCAGTCACTCGCTCTTTCCCAGCAAATGATAAAGGTTCTTTGACTATTGCAAAAGGCTTAGAGAAGTCTGGTTTCATTTCT